ATTTTCCTTTATTTAATATTTGCAAATATTACTATTCAGGCATAGTTGCCGTTTTTCTTACAGGTAACTTAGTACAATTAAGAGTACACTTCACCGATAACATTAATAATTACTGGAATCAGTATCCTGTCTTGAGTAGGAAATACTGAACCTATATGTGGAGTTTTTAGTACATGGATTCTAGTAGTTCCTTCAACCAGTGAAAGACCTTTAGCGAATGTTGCTCTGACAAGTTCTGCTCTGGCGATAACACCAGCAGTTCCTTTACCTTTCATATCAGCGATAAACACTTGCATCTGCAAACGTTCTCTACTGAATCCTGAAGCTAACACTGTATCTTCTGGTTGGCTTATAATAAACTGACAACGCTGATACATAGAATCAACAGGTGGGTTAAACTCCACGTTCTCATATCCTGTTGGAACCGATGGGGTAATTGATGCTAACCTGCGTTCTAGTGCTTTTTTTATATCTAAGATTTCAGCCATTGTTTTCCCTTAGTTGTACCTTTAGTTCTGTTGATAGTACCTAACTAAGTCAATCTTGTAAGTACTTAGAACTTGATCTATTGTTGGTTTAATAATACCTTCGGGAGCCTGATCTGAACCTTGACCAGACTCAAGATATCCGATGTACGGTCCTGTATTACCTAGAGTAATTGTTTCACCTAATGTATAATTCAACATGTGGGTTTGTACTACATTGGCAGCATCTCGACCTGAGTACAGCTCTTGAACGTCTAGATCACCACTTACTGTATCTGGTACTTGCCATGATCCTTGTGCAAATCCAGCTTGATCCAATAATCCACTACCGTTACTCAACCTTCGTTTATATAACATCATGTATTTTTTATCATCACCAAGTGGAGTATTATCAATAGCTGTCAAAGCAAACTGATAAGTGAATCCACGAACCATTTGCTCTAATCTACGTACAGTATCTTTGTGTAATTTATCAAGGTCTTTAATTAGGTCTTCTACATTACACTTTATCATCTGAAGATTCTCTTAATCATTATTAACCTCTAGCTGTTATAATCTTGTATAAAACAATTTCACCGTTGGTTATGTACTCAGATAGACTCTGTACTTTATATTGCAGAGACTTGTAAGTAATTTCGTCGTTTACTTTAGGAGTAAACCCTAGAGAATCATTAGCTAAATAAAACATCACAACTTCTTTACCTACCAAGGTTGGGTAGTTATATGTGTTGGCTACGATTTGTTTAGGAAACATCTGCTTAACGTAAGGCGTTTTAGTGATTGCACTAGTACCTGTTTCTACGTCATATGTTCCTGTTGCAACAGAGTTATAAGTTAAACTTAACCCGTGTATTTGCAGCATTTTTATGCTAGCGTCAAGGAATCTACTCATTTACACCTCGAAATAACTACTGATAGGAAACTTAGAAGAAGCTTCAGTATAAGGGTTAAGTATTACGTTGTTATCAGTGTTTTCGTTGTTGGCTTGCATATCACTAACAGATACACCACCAACATAACCTTGAAGGTCTTGTAAGTAAGGACTTGAGTTAGGATCACGTAAAAACATCTGAAGGGATAATCTGTATTGTTCTGCTGTTTTACTGTTCTTGATACTTAAGATATCTACAGTATCATCCGAGCGCATAGATAAATTCAACAGTATAGACTTTGCTGCGTCAATGGATGCTCGGGGTACACTGTTAGTGTTCTTATCCAAGAAATACTGCACCTCATCGTCTGATAAGATGTAGAGACCTGGGGAGTTATCTTGGACGGTTAATCTGACTTGTTGAATAAGAGTAAGTGTTGCCATTGTTTGTCCTTGTATATTTCATTCAACTGCGGTAATAAGCCTTCATTAAACCATTCAGTAATTCTAACATAATAATCTGAATAAATCAAAATACTAGGGTAGAAAAGCTCCCGAAGGAGCTAATCTAATTACTCAATGTTAATTGGAAGTTGTACCTTTTACAACTAATTGAGGTCTGCGAATAACGTGAGTCACGTTAAACTCTCCATCTAAATCGATACCCTGACCCTTTGGATCACGATATGCCCAGAGATATCCAGCTTCAGCGATTGTATTAACGAAGTCCATACGGTTAGCAGGACCAAAGTAAGATACGAAAGTATCAGAAGTACCAGTAGGTACGAACACAACTTCACCAGCAGGAATTAGACGCTGACCAGCTAGAACAGTACGAACTTCAACGAAACGGATACCAGCGTATGTAAACTCACGGTATAGACCGTTGTTACCACCAGCACGGTTACGTTGGATCAATTGACCTTCAGTAGCGGAGAAGTACTTGTAAGCTTCTACAATCTTAGCGTGAGCGATAAGCTTTGCAAACCACTCAGGAGAGCAGTAAGCGATAATACCAGTGATAACATCACCAGTGTTAGCGTTGTCTTGCATATGGGCAATAACTTCTTCAACTTTAGCTACGATGTCGGTGCCAGCCGTGCCTAGGATGAAGTCAACAGATTTTTGTGTAATACCAAAGTCAGTTGCTAAGTTACCAACAATTGTGCCATTTGGTGCGTACAGGTTCAGTGTAGTTAGAGTACTGAAACGCCCGACTTCCATTGTGATATCCATATTACGACGAATACGTTGCATCTTACGAGCGATTACAGCAGCTTCTGTTTCTGCCATATCAGTCGTACCGTAGGCGCGTTTACCTTGGATATCTTCAGGCTTAACAGCATCAACAATAGGCCAGTGAGCAATAGGGTAAGAGCGAATCTTACGGTTATCATCTTTATTAGCTTGTGGTTTAGCACCACGGAATTGGTCACCAATTAGACCGAGAGTTTGTGCTTGTTCTTCGAAAGTAACAGTGTTACCACTTAGGAATTCGTTACTGAATAAACCAGAATCATTCAGTAAAGTCCAACTTGTTGGTACAATCTGTAGTTCTTGGGTATAATCGACAATTTCAAAAGCATTAGTATATGAACGGGTTTGTGCCATTTTATATTTTCCTTGTTATATGTATTAAGTATTAAGCAGATTTGTCTAGTACTTGAATACCAGCAGCTTCGAATGCTTGATAAACTACCAGCTTCTCAGCGTCTAGGTTATAAGTAGCATCTAAAACTAGAGCACCAGCAGAGATACTAGCAGGACCACGAACCATTACAACTAACTTAGTGTCAGTAGTAGCAGCAATAGCTTTATTTTCTAGTACAATGCCAGCAGCAACAGCAGAACCATCTACAGCGGTTTGTACAGCAATCATGTATTTACCGTTAGCAGTTACTTTTCCAAGTACTGTACCAACAGCGTAGGTTTTAGCAGTAGCTTCATTTACGGTAACTACTTCACGGCAGTAGCCCAATTCGGGCTTGAATTCCATTTTAACAAGATTAGAGATTCGGAGCGAATCAACAGCAATTACGGACATAATATTTCCTTTAAATTTAATAATTCCATGAACCTAAGTACACTCCATTTTTGAGTAACTAAAGTTCTTTGTTTAGAGAACAGGAGCCTGAACTTACGTTTAGGAATACCTGTGTATTGAGAAAGTTCTTCTCGTGTACCTACAAAAACATCATCACTTGAGTAAAACAAGTAAGTATTTCTATCATTACATGTACCAACTTCTTTAAGAGTCAAGGCACGCTTTAATTTAGTTTCTTCACTTTGTTTCTTACCAAGTTGACATTTACTCATATTTTCAATATGTTCTTTTGAGAACACCCGTCCAATTTGAGCTTTACTTATGTTTTTACGTTCTTGTTCAGTTTTAATTCTTCCCTTCTGAATCTTAGAGATTTTAGCTTTAGTAGTTTCTGAGGGCTTATACCCAGAAGTCCCTTCGCCACCATCTGTCATATTACAAAGTTCAGCACCAAAGTACCTGAATTCCAATATAGTATCTTTCTCACACTGGAAGGCTTCTTGTTCTGATAAAGAATCAAAAACAATTTCAACAGTCATTCCGTGTTTCTTGTAGGTTCTTGTCCAGCGTTCATTGCGACCTGCTGTTTTCCAAGCACGTTTACCGTACCCTTTACCTACATAGAACACTTCATTTGTTGACTTCCTTCTGTGGAGGTAAACGTAGAACTTTTCCAAGTTATTTAGTTTGTTTAGCTTTTAGGATACGCGCAACTGCACTTTCACCTTGGGATTTTTCTTCATTAGAAACGGTAGCACCTTGTTCTGTAAACAGAGCAGACTTTTCTAGAGTTTCTTTTTGTTTTGTTACTTCAGCTTGCATTGCAGTTACAGCACCTAAAAGTAGTGTAAAATCTTCATCAGATTCAAGTGCTAGAGCAGCTTTTAATACAGGAGCTAGAATTTTTTCGTCTGATAGGACAGCTTGAAATTGAGCAGTTTTAGACTTAACAATTTGAGCTTTCTTTTCTTGTTCGAAAACCGCGATAGTCTCAAGTGCTTTAGTTAGCTGTACTTTGTTCTCATCTAGA